CTACGGCCCAGAAGGACATCATCATCCCGACGACGGGCTGGGTAGACAGCCGGGGGACACAGAATCCGGGAGGCGCTGGCGGCGGGGAGGAACCGACTGAGGAGCCGTCGGAGGAGACAGAGGAATCCGTAGACCCGATTGAACCGGGTGGGCCGGGGGAGAGCGGCGGAACGGATGAACCGGACGGCCTCTACATTGACATCCCGGTTTTGGAGGCGACGGAGAGAACCCCGGCAATGTTGAGCGTTATGGTGCGGGACAGCGAGGCGGCGCGGGCCTGCGGGCTGGCAACCACCTGCAAGACCATGGATGGAGCTGTCCGGCTCTACGCAGAGAAGGTCCCGACGAGCGAGATCAAAGCGAGCCTCACCCTGTTTGGCGTGGTTTCGAGGGTTGTTGAGCAGGTGAGCACACACGTTGGCGGAAATGCCAGCAGGGAGGAGTAAAGGATGGCATACGGCATTGTAAACACGCCGGGAGGCGGCGGAAACAACGATGAAATCAAGGCGCTGGCGCAAGAGGCCAAAATCGCAGCGATGACGGCACAGGAAACCGCAGAAGCGGCGAAAATCACGGCGGACACCGCCTTGGAGACGGCCAACCAGAGCAAAGAGACCGCAGACACGGCGGACACCAAAGCGACTGAGGCCCTTGAAGCGGCGCAGGAGGCGGCAAAATCCAGTGAGACATCGGAGCGGGCGGCGCAGGAAGCGCGGGAAGCAGCGGCCTCCGCTCTTGCGCAGGCACAGGAGGCGGCCCGAGCGGCCACAAACGCGCAGACGGCGGCGGATGCCGCGCTCAAGGCGGTTACAAAGCTCACCAACAGCATCAACACTACGCCGTCCCAAAACGGAAACCTCTACTATACCGGGGGGGCACTCAGTCCGGTTTGGAACAGTTTCGACCCCGAAAAGCTGACCATCGGCGGGGACTATTCCGGGGTAGACGTTGGGGAGTACACCGCGACATTCACCCCGAAAGAGGGGTACGAGTGGGCGGACGGCACCACCGCAGCAAAGAGCGTGACGTGGCGGATTCTCCGGGCCAGCATCTCTCCCCCCACTCAGGGCGGGAGCCTCACCTATACCGGGGCAGCACAAAGCCCCACGTTCAGCGGCTTTGACAGCGCGAAAATGACGATTGGTGGCACCACCTCCGCCACCAATGCGGGCAGCTACAATGCGACGGCCACGCCGGGCAAGAACTACCAGTGGAGCGACGGTACCACCTCCGCCAAGAATGTCCCGTGGAGCATTGGAAAAGCGGCGGGCAGCCTGAGCTTGAATAAGACCTCGTTGACGCTGGACGGAACCAGCGCAACCGGGGAGGTCACGGTAACGCGGGCGGGTGACGGCGCGATCAGCGCGTCGTCCAACAATTCCGGTATCGCGTCCGTTTCCGTCGCTAACGGCAAGGTCACAGTGACGGGCAAGACCAACGGCACCGCAACGATCACCGTCAAGGTGGCCGCAGGCACCAACCACAATGCCCCGGCTGACAAGACCTTCACGGTGACGGTGAATATCCCCCGGATTTACGGTGCGCAGTGGGACGGCACCAGCACAACCAAGTGGACGCGCACGGACGACGCAGCGCGATTCACCGACCCGGTGCCTTATGTGGCGGGGGCCAGCAGTTACAGCTCGCCGTTTGATAACCTGCAACCGTGGGCGGGGATGGTGAAAAGCAATCGGACAGGCGGTGTCATGGTTGCGATTCCGAAATTCTGGTACAAGCTGACGCAGAGCGGCAGCAGCCTCAAAATCCAAATCGCGGATAAGGCTACGGCGGGCTTCTCCGTGTCCCCGGCGCACATGAACAGAGGGGACGGCAAGGGGGAGCGGAGCGTGGTCTATGTGGGCCGCTACCATTGCGCCAGCGACTACAAGAGCAAGACGGGAGTGGCCCCGAAAGCAAGCATCACCCGGAGCGCGGCCCGGAGCGGAATCCATGCGCTGGGGACGAACATCTGGCAGATGGACTTCGCCACCCGCTTCACCCTCTGGCTCCTCTACATCGTCGAATTTGCCGATTGGAACACGCAAAAAACCATCGGCAAAGGCTGCGGCAACAACAGCGCCCCGCAGAACATGGGCTACACCGACAGTATGCCGTACCACACGGGCACCACGCAAAACAGCCGGGACACCTACGGCCTTGGCACTCAATACCGGAATATCGAGGGCCTTTGGGACAACGTTTACGACTGGTGCGACGGCTGCTACAACGCCTCCAACGGCCTTAATATCATCCTCAACCCCAACAATTTCAGCGACAGCAGCGGAGGCACCACCATCGGCACACCTGCCAGCGGCTGGCCCGCAGGATTCACGGTATCCAGCGCGGCGGGCTTCCCCATGTTCTATTCCTCGAAAACGGGAGGCAGCGAAACGACGTATTCGTGCGACTACTGGCACTTTTCGTCGTCGAGCCCGTGCGTCTGCGTCGGTGGCCACTATGGTCAGGGCGGCGGCCTCGGGCTGTTCTTCGTCAGCTACGCGGCGGCCTCGGACGCGGGCGGCGGCATCGGCTCTCGCCTCCAAGAACTCCCCTAAAGGGGGGAGCGCGAGGGGGGGGCGCATCCCCCCCCCCCAAGACCCCTAAACCCCATTTTTCGGCTAAACACCAAAACCCCGCGGGGGGGGGGAGGCCGGGGGGGCGGGGTCGGGGCTATCTGTGCAGTGTCGGTGTTTTGTGCCCGTTCGTCGTGCGACAACTGGAACTTTTCGTCGTCGAACCCGTGCGTCTACGTCGGTGGCAACTATGGTCAGAACGGCAACCACGGGCTGTTCTACGTCAACTACACGACGGCCTCGAACGCGAACGGCAACATCGGCTCTCGCTTCCTTTTGAGATTTGCTATCAATCCTCCGTTCCACGGCACAGGTAGTCGCGCACCCCTTGGTGAAGATAAGCAATTAGGGAGCGGGCAAGTACATCCCCCTTGCATGGCCGGACGGCCCGAATAGGGAGGACGCTGGAAAGTCCGTACTGCTAAAAGGAGGATAATATTCCCTATGCCGAAACGAGTAGGCAGACACGGCGAACTATGGCAGCAGCTCATTTCCGACGAAAATTTGCTATTGGCAATCAACGAGGTCAACCGGACGCATCACTGGCGCACCCACCACAGGCCGAACACCTGCACGGCATGGGTGGAGGAGACAAAGGAGGAGCGCGTCAAGGAGCTGCGGAAGATCATAGTCAACGGCTTTGTGCAGAAGCCGCCCCGCGTTACCCGGAGATGGGATGCCAGCGCCCAAAAGTGGCGGACAGTTTCCGAACCCGCACAATGGCCCGATCAGTACGTCCACCACGCGCTGATACAGGTGCTACAGCCCATTTTCATGCGGGGGATGGACTTTTACTGCTGCGGGAGCATTAAGAAGCGCGGGCCGCACCACGGGCGGCAGGCAATCGAGAGATGGATGGAGAAAGACCCGAAAGGCACGAAATACGAATTTAGCGGGGATGTCTACCATTTCTATGACAGCCTCAAGCCGGAGGTGGTTATGGCCCGGATGCGGCAGCGGATAAAGGACAGGCTTGTGCTTGACCTGATTTGGCGGATTGTCAAGGACGGGGTATTGATTGGGGCATACACGTCACAGTGGTTTGCGAACGTCGTTTTGCAGCCCCTCGACCACCTTATCCGGCAGAGCGGCCTTGCGAAATACTATGTCAGGTACATGGACAATCTGACGGTATTCGGGCCGAACAAGAGGCACCTGCGCAAGCTCCGATTCTTGGTTGAGAAGTGGCTGAATGAGCACCAGCTACGGCTCAAGGGGGATTGGCAGATATTCCCGACGGCAAAAAAGACCGCCCGCATACCGCTCAAGGAGCCGCGCAGGGGCTACGCCCGGCCCAAAGCCCGGATGCCGGACGCGGTGGGATACCGATACGGGAGGGGGTACACGCTCCCGCGCAAGCACAACCTACTGCGGCTGAAACGGGTGATTGCCAGATACCGCAAGAGGAGAGACAGCGGAAAGAAGATTTTTGCGGGGATGGCGGCAAGCATTCTGTCAAGATGCGGGCAGCTCAAGCACTGTAATAACAGGAACCTTTACAGGATAATCTTCCGGGGAGAACGGCTGATGCGGGAACTCAAGAGGATTATCCGGGAAAAACACCGAAAGGAGACACTTACATGGAGTATGTTTTTGGCACAGAGGGAGAGATGGAAGTCCTCAAGGTCAAGGGCGATTCCCATACCGACCTGACGGGCTACCACCAGATTGAGCAGGAGTACCCCGACCAGACCGTGACTGACAGCTTCCGGATTGTGCGGAAGCTGGACAGCGAGACGGACGCGGAGGGGCGCTGCTACGACTGGTACGAGATCGACCGCCACAACCGCACCATCGACAAGTCCGCGCCCGTGGCGGCGCGGGTGGAGGCCATTGAGACGGCTATTGAGAGGGGGCTTAACCTGTAATGGACGATAAGAGCTTGAACGCGCTGGCAAGCGCGATTTTCGTTTCCCGCTGCACTCTCGCGGGGGAGGCGGTGGACACCGACGACAAGCGCCTCCGGGCCTCCGGGCTGTACCCGGAGTGGCAGGAGGGGAAGCACAGCAAGGGTGACATCTACAACGCGGAGGGCCAGACGTGGGAGTGCTACCAAGAGTACGACAACGCGATCTATCCCGACATCCGCCCCGGAGAGGCAGCGTGGTACACGTTCAACCGCCCGCTCCACGGCACCAGCCCGGAGACGGCCCGCCCGTTCGTCCCGGTGCAGGGGGCGCACGATATGTACCGGGCCGGGGAGTACATGGTGTGGCCGGACGGGACGATCTACCGCTGCAAGCAGGACACCAATTTCTCCCCGGAGGACTATGCGCAGGCTTGGGAGGAGGTCCCCGCAGCGCAGCAGGGGGAGAGCGGCGGTGAGTAACCTGCAAATCATTGAGGAGCTGTGCCGGATTTGTGAGGCGCAGAGCTTCATCATCAAGGCGCAGGCCTCCGCGCTGGCGCAGGTGGGAGCCGTGGTGATGGAGGAGGAGAGGGCGGACGTTGGCCGCGCCCTCACCGCCCTCATAGGCCGGAACGAAACCCCGGACAACGCGGAGGCGCTGGCAGCGGCGCAGGAATAGCGGAACCCGGAGCAAAAGGGCCGTTCCCGAATCGGGAGCGGCCCTTTGCGAATCATTTTCCCCAAAAACGTATCGAAATATGAGGTGATAGGAATGGAAGTAACGATTTCGGCGGACACGATCATCAAAGCGGCTGCGCTGCTCACCGCGCTCGGAGTTATCGGTGGCGTGGCTCTTTGGTGCTTTAAGTTCGTGGCTCGGAACAAGAAGCAGGACGAGGCTATCGCCGCGATCCGCAATGAACAGACCCTTATCTGCTATGGGGTGCTTGCCTGTCTCAAGGGCCTCAAGGAAAAGGGGTGCAACGGCCCTGTCACGGCGGCGCTCGACAAGCTGGAAAAGCATTTGAACGAGGCGGCGCACGGAGAGGAGTAAGGGGAGGCAGGAGGCATGAAGCATGGGAAAAGGCTATCAGAACCAGCGGGCACCCCCCGCAAGCTCCCCCGCATCGGCGCAATGGACGTTATTTTAATCATTGTTGGAATCGCCCTTTTCGCCTTTGCGGTAAAAATGATAGGAGTGTTCGAGGAGAAAGGCGCGGTGCCGGACACGCTTATCACTGGTGTTTATGCACTCCTCGGAGGGGAGTGCGGCATTATGGGGTGGATTAAGACAACGAAAGAGCGGAACAAAGAGCGCCGATGGGAGCAGGAGGACAAACGGGAGGCCCGGCAGGAGCCGCCCGGAAACGAATAGGAGGCGTATGAAGCCATGACAGAACAGGAATTGAGGCAGAGCGTAGTCCGCATTGCGCAGGGCTGGCTCGGCTGCAAGGAGAGCAACGGCTCCCATAAGAAGATCATCGACCTCTACAACAGCCACAAGCCGCTGGCGAGGGGCTACCCCGTGAAGTACACTGACGCATGGTGCAGCACGTTTGCGAGCGCGGTGGCGATCAAGGCGGGGCTGACCGACATTATCCCGACGGAGTGCGGTTGCGGGAAGCACATTGAGCTGTTCAAGAAGCTGGGGAGCTGGGAGGAGAACGACGCGCACGTCCCCCAGCCCGGCGACTACATTTTCTACGACTGGCAGGACGGCCCCAACTACGCCACCACGGACAACAAGGGCGCGGCAGATCATGTTGGCATCGTGGAAAAGGTGGTGGGCCAGACCATCACCGTCATTGAGGGCAACATGAGCAACGCCGTCGGGCGGCGCACCCTCA